GTTTCCGTCAAACGTTGTCGTTGAGCGATTATTTAGACCGGGGGGGGATTGAACCCTCTTATGTGCAAAACATTTTAGAGCTTTAGTGATAAGTTTTTCTTATCACCATCGTTCATCTTGGTATTTGTTCTTTCCGCTTTTTTTGTTGTGTTCAAATCTGCCGTGCTTTTTATTGTGGTGATACTTACACAATGTTTGTAGATTGTTCAGGTCATACGCTAAATCTGGACGTTCCGATAGTTCTAAAATGTGGTCGACTTCAAGAGACTGTTGCTGATTAATTGTAAGCTTTCCTTCTTTTTTGCAGTGAAGACATTCAAAGTGATCGCGTACAAGCACTTGATGCCTAACCTTGCGCCATTTAGCACGCATATAAAACTTTCTATTCTCATTCCGCCTATAAATATAATCACTGTACTTACTCATTTCAGTCCGACCTCCAACAATCCAAACAAAAAAGCACACCGCGTTAACGATGTGCTTCAACATAATATAGTATTTGCGATGTGCCCTGTCTTAATGTTTTTGAACTCGTAACGTTATTATAATCTCAGACATTACAACGTTACAAATTAGTGTTGATTGTGTTGATTGTGTTGATTGTGTTGATTGTGTTGATTGTGTTGATTGCGTTGATTATGCTTATCCTGCACAAGATAATAAACATTGACAATACTGTTAATTCTACTATCTAAATTAGTACGACCGATATTCATAATCTCCCTAATCTCTACGGGCTTCTTCCCCTTCTTAAACAACATCAATATATTCAAGTTCATGTCGTTGTCTATTTGTCCCTCATACGTATCGATAAACTGTATTGTCTTTAGGTGCTCGTCATATATTCTACTTAGCACGCAGTTGTTTGTTGCTAATCTTTGTACTTTATCTGTGGTCTGTCCTTTAGCTTTTGGCATTGCTGCATCGACACCGTATTGCGCTACACTGTTACTGTCATATGCATAGCCTTCATCTGCTAGGACATTCTTTCTCCAATGATAACTAAATATCATATCTTTAATCTGATCTTTCGAATACATCAAACACCCTCCATTATTCATACTGTTTTATCCTTGCTTTGATAGCCTGCATTAGGTCCTCTTGCGTAAGCTCTTTATTCTGCAGCGCCTGATACACTTTTTGGTCAATTGTATTATCTGTCATAATGTGATGTATGATTGTTGTGTGTGTTTGTCCTTGTCGGTACAATCTAGCATTGGCTTGCTGATACAATTCTAAAGACCAAGTTAACCCAAACCACACAATAATATGTCCGCCTTTTTGTAGGTTTAGTCCATGCCCTGCGCTTGCAGGATGCGCTAATAATATTTTAACTTTACCTTCAATCCATCTATCTTTATAGCTTTCGTCATCTAAAGTGACAACTTCATCAAACCGTTCCATTATTCGTTCTTTATCATGTTTAAAGTTGTAGAATACAAGAAGCGGTTGACCTTGCGACTCTTCTATTATTTCTTCCAACTTATCAAGTTTACGGTCGTGTAAGTGTCTTACACTTTCATCGTCTGTATAAACGGCACCGTTAGATAACTGTAAAAGCTTTTGACTTAGTGAAGCTCCACTTTGTGCAACTATTGTCCCATCTTCTTCTGATTCTAGGATGTAATGTTTTTCAAGCTCATCATACAACTTACGTTCTTTACTGGATAAGTTAACGGATTGAACAGTATCTATTCTTTCAGGCATATCTAAATAGTCACTGGCTTTCATACTTAAGCATACGTCCTCTATCAGCTCATATATCTTTTCTTCCGACCCGCCTCTAAGTTCCCAATTAAATACATGATCGCTGATCTGATGTGTAGGTTTAAAAAACCTTTCTCGATATCTACTGAATGACGTTTCTAGCCTTTCACCTCTATCAATCAAATAGACCTGTGCCCACAAATCCAGTAAGCTGTTCGGGCTAGGTGTACCAGTTAAACCAACAAACCTTTTCATTAAAGGAAGTTTCTTCCTAATTGCTTTAAACCTTTGACTTGATGGATTTTTAAACGTTGATAATTCATCTATCACTACCATGTCAAAAGGCCAATCTTTTTTGTATTGATCACATAACCATTTTGTGTTTTCTTTATTTGTTACGTAGATATCAGCTTCTTTATTAAGTGCTGCTAGCCTTTGCTTGGGTGTGCCTAATACTTTAGATACACGTAAATGCTTTAAGTGCTCCCACTTATTTATCTCATCCGCCCACGTGTCCTTAGCTACATTTAAAGGTGCTATGACTAACATCTTTTCAGTATCTAATAATTGTAGATCACTAAATGCTGTTAACGTTGATACCGTTTTTCCCAAACCCATATCTAAGAAAAGACCGTACTTCTCATTGTCTATTACTTTATCAATTGAATGCTTTTGGTAGACATGTGGCTTAAACTGAATTGCCATCTTTTGCACCTACCTTTTCTATAAACTCATCAACCTGTTTTTTATCCCATAAGGTAAATACTTGATGCCCTCTATCTTCTAATTGCTTGTGCATATATTTTTGTAACGGATCTACTCGGCCGTTTGGTTGTTTCATCTCAACATAATAGGTTTTTCCTTTTGGCATGATGACGATTCTATCAGGCACACCTTTTGTTCCAGGTGCAACCCACTTCAAGCACAAGCCTTTTTTCTTTCTAACTTCTCTTACCAAATACTTTTCAATGTTCGATTCTCTCATTTATCCCACCTGCATAATGTATACATAATTTATATGTGCGTCCCTTGCGTGCCTTAATTTTTAACTTTTTCATACTATTACGCTATTAGAGGTCAACTATACTTCTACTTACTCCCTATCATTAAATATTAATCTATTTAGTAAAATAAAAGGGACGCAAGGGACGATAGCACTCAAACCTTTGATATGACTACATTTGTGCCGTGCCTTTAACCGTGCCTTTATTGTTTTTTCAAAAGGCACGCAAGGGACGACACAATAGAAATTTACACTCTCACCGTCCCTTTACTAAATTTAAAAGGCACGGTGAATCTAAAGTAAAGGGACGCTATCTTTTGGATATTTATGCATTTAAATTTATATTAAGTCATTAAAATTTATATTAAGTCATTAAAATGATCCTGCCTAACATAAGCTTTTTGCTTTCCATACTCTTTACCAAATTTAAGTTTGCCTTCTTTATTGCCGTCATAAACTTCCCAATCATTTAACTGTCTTAAAGCATTTGTTATTTTTTTAAGTTCCATAGAACCCCTGCCGTCGCCTTTATCTTTTCCAAAGCATTCGATAAAAATTTCTAAAGCACACACTCTATCCCTTTGAACCAATTTGCTGCTCTGCTCACTGATTGAGTCATCACCAAACTTATAAAAGTCCCGTCGTTCAGAAATAGACATTTCATTCCAGTTACTTGGAATAGGTGTATTTAAAAACTCCTCGATAATGCCTAAATACGGTGACTCTTCTGTATGTTTACTTTGTATTGAACGCATTTCTTCTTCAAGTTCAGGATCAAGATAAAGTTCTTCACCTTGTTCGTAATAGTGCTTTGCTTCAGCCCAAATTTGATTGATTTCGTCTTTAGTCAACTTAGACCACTTAACTTCCACTTTGTCAGGATTAACAGTCATAGGCCAAAAACGACGACCTCCCGTTTCATCTCTTAAGAAATCAACTTTGTTTGTTGTACCGATAAAAATACATTGGCGTGGAAAATCTTCAATGTAATGTCCGTACGCGACACGGAAGCGGTCAATTTGTTTTGATATGAAGTGCTTAATCGCTTCAACCTCTGCTTTACGTGTTGCTGCAAGTTCGGCCATTTCCATAATCCAAACCCCTTGCAACGCCTCATACGCTTCTTTTCCAGTCACCGAAACTAAACTATCTGAAAACCAACCGCCACCCAGCTTTTTAAGAATAGCGGATTTACCGACGCCTTGAGGGCCATATAACGTAAGCATATAGTCGAATTTGCAACCAGGTTCCATCACTCTAGCAACGCCAGCCGTTAATGATTTACGTGTAATTGTGCGATTAACTTTTGAATCTTCAACGCCTAAATATTTAATGAATAGCGTTTCTAATCTTGGCTTTTTGTCCCACTCTAAATTGTTAAGATAGTCCCTAACTGGGTGATAGGCATTTTGAAGCGCCACACTTATAATGGCATCTTTTGTTTTACCAGAATGGTGTATCTCATAAATCTTTTCAATGTAGCTACGTAACGCGCTATCATCGCCATCTTGCCATTGTCTTGTCTTGAAGTCTTTGTTCCATGGTGTTTTACCTAGACATTCAATCTGTTTGGTAAATTCATTAAATGCGATTTTACCTTTTAAGTTAGAATCATTGCGCAAAATAATTTCTATATTAGGTATACTCGCTTTGAATGTGCCTTTTGAAGTGATCTCAAGAGTTTCGTCCCAACTGTCATCATCGCCTGTATTAATCTCGTCAAAATCATCTGCGGCACTTGAAATCCTGTCATTAATCAATTGCTTTTTAACGCGCTCGTCATTTTGAGCTTTGGTCTGCATCGCCTTATAACTTGGTAGTCTGTTAATCGGCGTATCAGCTTTCACATCTTCATCTTGCGCACCATATAAATGAATCCGTATTAAGTCAAAGCTATTCACCAATAGCCCACTCACGGGGTCAGTATTGTGATGTGAATAGGCAAATTTGCCATTCTCATATAATACAAGCCCACCTGATGTTGAGCCTTCATGGTACGTGTAACGGTTGCTGCTATGGTGGTCATACAATTCAGGTATAAAGGTATCAATTGCTTCTTCTATTGAATACGCGCGACAAAATGCACCAACAATACCAGGTTTTTCTTCTGGGTTTCCTTGCTTGTCTGCTAAATGTCTTGTTTTGCTTTCTTCTCTCGACGACGTCGGCCACTCGAGGGTATCTGTCCAATTTACATATTCATCTAAAACTTTATCGGGATCTAATAAAGGTAAGTCCTCATAAGAAAAGAAGAATTCTGCATCATTACTTGTAGATGGCCAGTACATTAGCCGATGAGGCTGGTATGTCGTATCATCAAAATAGTCCATACCTACCATATCAGCAACTTTACGCCCAACCGCCTCATATTCGTCCGAATTGACATTGCGTTTAAGAGGAACAACTAATCTTAATCTAGGGCTGACATCTCTATGCTTGTGCGTTGAATAGACACAATAAGCAAAATCGTAAAACATTGATAACATGTCGACCATATCTTGCGCTGCATAGTCAATGTCAAGCGTTAGCATGGAGCGGTTCATCACTTGCCCCGCTCTGCGCTTGCCTTCTTTTAGATAGCCCCCAACGAACCCACCAACGTCTTTCACATTAGCTTGTTCGGATTTAGACATTTTGTTGTAATCGAGTAGGCTCTCTTTTGTCCGAACCGTTGAAGAAAGCTTTTGCATAAAGTCAGACCAAGCCATATTGTGATTAGTCCAGTTCGTAGCTAAACGACTGCTAGCAAAGGCATACTGAATATCACGATCATATTTAATTTTTTTAGGTTGTGTGACTTTGTCTAACATGATGGTCCCCTTTCTTTAATACTTTCTAATAACTACCTTATTTATATTGATCAGTAATTCGCTTTAGTTCTTCATAATCAACATCATCTTTAAACTTAGTTTGTAAATAAACGATAGTGTATTTAAGACTTTCGTTTTTGGTTCTTAGCGAACTGTTTTCAGCTAATAAAATTAAAGCGATCAGTGCTAAGATAATCGTTGTTATAATCCACATTACTATTGTTCGCTCCAATCTATAATCATTCCAAACACACTACTGAACTTAACGTTAAAACCCAGTGCGGTATATTGTTTATCTATTGCGTTTATAACATCACGTGTAACGTTGTAATAAAAATTATTCATAACCACAGGTATTTCATACTTTAATGTACTAATGTTTATTTGAGCTGAATACTTACCTTTTTCAACCGCTTCATGTATTGCACTGTTTATTACACAAATACAGTAATCTTTAGAACGCTGAAATGTTTTCTCTTTATACTTTTCTGTTTGATTTCTTAATTCATTAATGTCCATCACTCACTCACCTCCGCTCTTACGTTATTTAAATCAATATGATCATATTCATTAAATGCGTCTACCTCATCGTTAGCAGTACGTTTGATGTAGTATTGATATGCAATGTATAAAATCATTGCTGTTGTGATGATGTATTTCATTTCTTTTCACCTCTATCTAATTTATGATTCTCAAACCATTTTTGACGTCGCTTTAAATATTCTTCATGTTTATTACGTGTTCGTTTAGCTGCGCGTTCGTATTTACTCATGAATATTTTGTTCTGCATTCTTGCATAGACAACGGTGATAATAAACAATACAGTATATATCAAGATTGCTATAATCTCAGGCAGAAGTACTAACCACCACGACCAATCAATAACCCCAGTTAGTTTTAAAACGACAAATACAATTGTTAATAATTCAGCTAATCCCATTCTGTTTCCTCCTTATTAAGCCCAATCCGGCATATTGCATGTAATAACTTGCTGTTTAACTTTAGGGCTCTCATACTTCTTAATCGCTTCCTCTTTACTTTCTGCTAACACAACAGTAAACGTTTGATTCTCACGCGCTTTAGTTGCTTCTGTGAATGTTTGACCTGTGCTATCTGTGAATGTTGTAATTAGGTATTGTGTCATTGTTCTGCCCCTTTCATAAAAACTAACCAATGTGTCTTACTTCGTTTGTTACCTAACAACGGCTTTTGACTGAAACACTTTAAAACTTCTGACAATTTTATTTGTTCTTCGTTCCATTTAAAAATTAGTGTTCCGTTTGGTTTTAACACACGCATACACTCATCAAAACCTTGTTTTAAATCTTCTGGCCACGTTTCATTAAGCCGACCATATTTTTGTACTAACCAACTTTTATCGCCACCTCTTAACAAATGCGGTGGGTCAAACACGACCATATAAAAACTTTCATCATCAAATGGCATATTTCTAAAGTCGGCCACTATGTCAGGATTAATTTCTAATTTTCGACCGTCACACAAATTCGTTTGTAGTTGACGGTTATCCATAAAAACTGTGTTTCGGTTATTCTTATCAAACCAAAACATTCGACTACCACAACATGCGTCTAAAATGCGTTTCATTTCCCCAGCACCTCTTTCACTTTAGTTAGTATGTCTTTAGATTCCTGATGATCCGAACCCTTTTGTTCCTCTTGCTGACTCACTGTCAAACTCCTCCACTTGCTCTAGCTCTGGCGTCCAGATAGGCACAATAACTAATTGCGCTAGTCGGTCGCCTTTGTTAATTTTGTATACTGGATTATCATAAATTTTATCGTAATTCGCTTGACCATCGACATTGTAAATAGGATACATAACATCGCCGTAGTTAGTGTCTATTTTTGCCTCATCATATTCTTTTAAGTTGATATAATCATTCTTAATGTTAATCTGCATATGGCCTTGATATCCTGCGTCAATCTTACCCGTCTCAATCACTAAATGCGTCTTGCTACTCACACCACTACGGCTAGTCAATAACCCAACATAACCTTTAGGAATATTCACTGCTATGTCAGTAGCAATCAACGCTTTCTCCTGTGGCTCCAATACCACTGTCTCAGCTGCGTAAATGTCAAAGCCTGCATCAGTATCGTGCTCACGTTTTGGCATTGTTGCGTTATCTGATAATAATTTGATTTGTAATGTATTAGTCATTGTTTGTGTCCTCCATATTATTTTCTAATCTTTCAAGCGCACCTAAATAAATTAAGCCAACCATTTCAAACTCTTCTCGTGTTAATACTGGTGTAACTCTCTTTACTATGTTTAAAAATTCTCTAGTTTCTGCTAGGCTTATCTCCATTTCACTCGTCCTCCTGTAATTTATTTAAATGTGTTTTAATTTCCTCTGTTGTATGTCTGTTATCCGGTATCCACGCCAATGTTCCGTATCCGTTAAATTTACACAAGGTTTTTTGATTCGCTATAAACCACTCTGCTGCTGCGCGTAATACTTCTTCAGTGGCTACACGTCTGTTATCAATATCCATCATTGAATCTTTATTGATCTTTGCCATGTAAATGTCTTTCGATATGCTTGCCACTACCAATTTTATGTTTTCGATTTTCATCTTTTTTACCCCTCTTATCGTTCTATTTTTTAAATCTATATGAGTTGTAACCTTGTGCTCCCATACCTAAAAGTGTTACAGCTTTTGCTGAGCATTCCTCACACAAATCTATAGTTTCGTAGGAAATGTACGGTTTGCACGGAAGCCCCTCTGTTTGATCAGTTGTAAATGAAACGGGTATTCTAAATTTTTTAATTCTTTCATCATCGTTCCTCCTTTAACAATTTTTTGTTTTCGTAAATATTCCCAACAACCTCTAAAAGTTCTATTTTCTCGAATAAATCTTCCACATAGATATCCCACTCAATAATTGTTTTAGCTTCTTCAATTCGAACTACACCATATTCTTCATCCATGTCGTCCCACACAATATCACCTTGGTACACCTCGACAGTATGCTTGTCAGTCAATCCTGTTGACTGCATTAAAGCAACCTCATCAAAACCTCTAAATGCACCACTTTCTAGCTTTACATATTTATCAAAAAAGCTGATTTCACGAACATCTGACATTAGATTCTCAGTTTTATCCCATGCTCTAAATTTGGGTTTCATCTCATACACTCCTTATTCCTCTTTACATCGCGTCTGTCTACTAACATCGTTACGCGATTGTGATTTACGTTTACCACAAACCCTTTTACACCACGTTTTCTTAATTCTCGTTGTAATTCTGTCGGCGTTTTGCCTGCTGTGTTGTATTTATATTTCGCACGTTTAACATTGCTTAAATCACGATGGGATGCACTCATTCACATCACCTAGCCACTCAGGCCACTCCGTTGTTTGCATAATGTCTAGATAATTATCTTCTACAAAAGTCACATTTAGCTCACGTTCAATCATTTCGTTTGGCGGCAATTTATTCAGTGATGAAAAATGGAAGTGATCATTATCATCATTTTGTATAAACCACGCACCATATGCTTCACGCGTTAAAACATCACACTGTACCACAAGCCCGTTCATACCTCTTATTAGCATGTTAAATAGTAAGAATGGTATTGTTCTATCGCTCAATTCCTCGGCGGCATAGAAGTAAAATGATGGCATATATTCAAACGGTGAGTGTTTCATTCTGTCGTCATTCCATTTTTGAATTAAAATACCTCCTGTGCCTGCCGCAGGTTCGTAATACGTTCCATCTTCATCACTAACCATTGACGAAAGTAACTTTGAAATTGACTGAGGTGTGAAGTCTTGCTTTTTCTTTTTTCGGTCTGCATGTTCGTCCTGAAAATACTCATGGAACCAATCGAAGGTAACGTCATATTTGAATAACTCTAGAAATTGCTTAAAGACCTCGTCTCGCTTATCTCTATCACCGCACAAAATGTCCATTATTTTTTGGGGAGCTTGATAACTATCTTTGATGTTTAATATTTTGTTGATTTCATTCGTAACGTTCATTTTTTATACTCCATTTCTTTGTCGTCCCAAAATTTGATAGCGAAATTTATGCTTTCTTTCGCCTTTTTTAAATCTTCAACTCCATTTTTAAAAGGCGCTCTAATGATGTACTTTATTGCGTTATAAATTTGCGCTGCGACTGTAGATTGTTTGTATCTTTTCACCAACATGTTGATAATTTTTATAGCCTCAGTACCATCTTCAAACACATAGTGATGTGGTTTCTTTATAGCAGGTCGCTCATGTGTAGCAATCTTTGTGCTACTCGGAATCAGGTACCACTCTGTATCTTTATCAAGCTCGCCACACTTTCCATCAACAAAGACAATCGATGCAAACAAGCCGTCTTTATCCACTTCTACAACTTTCGCCGTTTCGAATATCGGTTCGTAAATCCATTTTTCATCGTCTGTGTCTCTAAGTCGCTGCGTGCTAACCTTAACGCTTACTTCGTCGTTTATTTTCAAGTCTTTGATTTTCATTATTTGCGTCTCCTTTTCATGTAAGGCTTCGTATTAACAATTTCCTCAATGCTCCAATAGTTTTTATATCTACTCAGCGCGATGCTAGGCGTGATACCTTTGTGTATCATTTTTGCTTTTTGCGACCTAGTAAATCCTATAAATTTGAGGTCTTTCCAAGTTACATCATTCACTCCACAACGCCTGGCTTTTTAGATATTTATAGTAGTCACTCGCTTTAACTGATTGCGGATATTTAACTAAGTGTGTTTTATCTTTACGACTATTTTTATATTCTCTATACGCACGATCGGTTTTTAATTTGTCAAATTCATCATGTGATGTTTCTGTTAACTTATCTCCATTACGTCCTAACGCGAGCGTGTACATTTCTATTCCTCCTAATCTTTCATGTAGAAAGGCGATGTAAAGCCATCGCTATTAAGTTTTAATCCTTCCGCCCATTTGACTGGTTTGCTCATAATATTTTCTATGGCTTTCAATCCTCCTGAGCCATCAGGAATCTCAACAATCACTTCATCGTGTACATGCCCCACAATTGAAAAGCCTGCATGCTCAATTCTGTACATTGATATCGCTAATAAATCCCTAGCAGTTGCTTGTACGATGTTTTCGACAAGCTTACCGCCATAAGTTTTTAACTTTGTCCATTTACGATTAAGGTCTAATCCCATAAACTCAACAACTGGACTGCCCCAACTGTTTTCTCCTAATCGCGCTTTCGGATAAGCTAGTGATCTACCGCTTGGCAGTTCAATCATAAGAAAGCCTTTTTTCATGTAGAATCTAAGCCCATGTGTCAGATGTGTTTGTCTTGTTCTGACTGTCTCAATTGCAGCATCTTGACAACCTTTCCAAAAGGCGACAATATTCGGGTTTGCTTTACGCCAACTATCTACTAAGCCTTGTAATTCTGATTCATCGATGCCCATATCCAAAGCACCCATTGCTTTTAAGGCTCCTGGGCCACCTTGATAGCCCAATGCCAATTCTGATACTTTACCTTTTTGTCTGAGTGGGTCACCTTTTTTTATGGAGTCAACTGGAACGCCAAACATTTGTGCAGCTGACGCCTCATAAATTTTGCCATGTGTATTAAACACATCTAATCGCCATTGTTCCTTTGCATACCAAGCAATGACACGAGCCTCTATGGCAGAAAAGTCACTTACGGCTAACTCATATCCATCTTCAGCTGTAAATGTGGTACGTACTAATTGGCTTAATAGGTCTTGTGGATGAATATCAAGTAGTAAATCCAAATCATCAAAAGCTTGTTTTTTTATTAGGTCTCTAGCGATATCTAGCTCAGTATCGCTAATATAGTGTTTAGTTAAGTTTTGAAGTTGCACACCTCTGCCCGCCCATCTTCCAGTACCAGCACCGTAAAATTGGAAAAGCCCTCGCACACGTTCATCTTTGCACATCATGTCATGCATTTTGTTATATTTTTTGACGCTTGTTTTTGACATTTGAAGCCTTATTTCTAACATCTGTTTGGCTTTACCAGTTGCTTTGTTTAAATAGTCTTTTACTGTCCCTTTTTGAAGATTCGGGATATCGAGTCCTTGTTCCTCGTTTAGCCATTTAAGCAACTGACTCGGGCTGTTAGGGTTTTCTAATCCTGTAATTTTCGTAGCTTGTTTAAGAAGTTCAGCTTTGCTTATCTTGTCAAGTTCATTAGCACCTAGCATTAAGGGCTTAGAAAGCTTTATCCCTCTATCATTAATATGCTGATCTAGCGACCAGTATTTCTGTTCTTCTTTAGTAACAGGAAAATCTTTAATCTTCGTAGCAATGGACATTTCGACTTCTACATCTCTTACACAGTAATCAATAAATTGTTGCCACTTTTTTGGGTCATGCTGTGGTAGGTTTCTTGTTCGGCCACCGTTCACTTTTGTAGGTTTACATGGCACAGAAAAATATCTGATGAGGTTTTTACCTGCTTTATCTTTTTGATTTTGTAGGTTTAGCACCTCGCCAACTTTATCAAGTGAAGCCGGCAGACCAATGCGAGTGACATTAACCATCGTGCACGTCCATTCTTCGGGAGGCATCTCTTTATTAAAATGTTGAGCTAGACAAACCCTTTCAAAATTAGCGTTAAAAGCATACTTTCTAACTTCCGGGTCGAACAACGCAATTTTGAAAGTCTCATAATCTGCGTGAAATGGTTCGTTGTCGACTTTAGTCATGTCAATAGCACTAACAGGACCGCCGTCTATTGAATAAGCGATTATTAAAATTTCAAAGTCTTCCGCTTCTACGTATTTATACGCACCACATTTAGAAATGTCATTACTACTGTAGGTCTCAATATCAATATTCATATATTTCAAGTGCGTATCACCTCAATCAGTTAAAAAAGTAAGGGGCTGTGTAGCCCCGTGTGTTGACTACAATAAGTCATCATCATCTGTATCTAATTCGTCAAAGTCGTCTTCTGCACTGCTTGCTCCGCCAAGCGGCTCGCCTTTCTCAACAAGTTGGATATTGTTTAAGCCTGCAGCAATACCTTTATTGCCACTTGCGCTAAAAGCGTACATGTTGACAGACGCTCTAATGTAATCACCGCTTACAACTGTTCCTGGGTCTGTTAATCGGATTTTGTTTTGATCAACAATACCGGGAGCTTGTTTGCTTGAAACGTTCATAAAATAAGCGTCTTTATAATTCGGGTCATCCTCTCTGTCGATATCACCGTCACGCAATGGAGTTTTTAAGTTTGCAGGAATTTTACCGCCAAACTTTGTCGCTTTACCAGCTTCTTTTGCTTCTTCAATCGCTTTTTCAATTGCTTCAATCGTGTTTGTATCTGATTTAGGAATAATTAAGCTAACTGAGTATTTAGCATCTTGTCCTTCTTGCATACTGTGCGGTTCAAAAATGTGAGCGTAAGACGCACGTACTTTACCTGTGATTACTTTAGTTCCTTTTTGTTTTGCTTTCATAATTAATTACCGTCCTTTTTTAGTATTTTTTTTATATTTGGTCAAAATCTTCTTCAGCACTCTGCTTTATTGCAGGACGCTTGTCTGACTCTTTAGCAAGTGTCAGCTTGCCTTGAGGTTTGGAGATAAACTCTCCTGCAATATCGTTGAATGCTTTTTTACCGATTTTCTTTTCTAATTTTGTAAGACTTAAAAGTTTTGTTTCAGTAATATTTTCAGGTTTATAACCTTTTTTGATCAGATTATTTTCAACTGCTTCTGCGTCAGTAATTACACGTTTTGAACGCCCTTCAACTATTTTCCAACCATCGTAAGACTTGTCGTGCTCAGTCATCTGTTCTAACGCGTAAGACTCTAAGTCGTCTGCCCACTTTTTAATGTCAGGCACTTTATAAAGTAGCTCGGCTATTTCGTTATCGCTTAATAAATGAGCAGGCTTATTAGGTATATCAAGCATGTATTGAGCGCGTGTTCGGCAAGAATGCTTAATCTTACAAAACCGACAATGTTCGCCAGCCTTGAATTCTCCGTCGCCATTATAGGCAAGTTCGGCTCTAGGTTTAACATACTCTAGACCCCAATTAATAAGCGCCTCAGTCTCTAATTCTTCAGTTGAGTAATTATCGAGTCGAGGTTGTATAATTGTCATTTTAATAGTGTGTATGTCTTCCAAAACGCTTAGCAGTTCATAAGCGCCTAGACCATAAAGACGTAATTGAGGATTGTCTATAGCTGACACCTCAACACCTTTACCAAATTTAAGGTCTATGATTTCAAGTACACCACCCGCATACACAATTACATCACCAGTCCCGAATGACTCAGGAACGTACTTACCTAAATCAAGTCTCGTTTCAAACATCGTTATTACATCTTTATCTCGAGCTTTCGCATCATTAACACGTTCTTCAACCATGTCAACATACTGCTCAACATATTCTCTTAGCTCTTCGCTGTAATATTCGTTACGCTGATAATTGGCATAAGCCTTATTGAATTCAAACTCAGTCAACCCTTCATACATGTGGCTAAAGTACAATTCACTTAATTCATGAGCAAAAGTGCCTTCTTCGGCAAATGTTGAAGTCTTATCACTTATACCTTCACTAGCTTTTATACTAGGCGGACAGTTGAGCCACTGCTTTGCACCACTTGCACTTAATTTGGCGTGTGCTCTACTTGTGTGATCAAGACTCATGCGTCGAGTCTCGCTTTCATGAAGTCAACAATAATTGGATAGTGTTCTGATTCAACAGTAGATAATTTGCTTGAATTAAGTTCTGATAATTTTTCTTTAAAAGCCTTTTTGTCGCTATCATCTGCATTTTTTACAAACTCTTTACCAAGCGATAAAACATAGTCTTTAGAGTAGTCTTGTGTAGGTTCTTCAAATTCTTTTACACCCTCTTTTGATGCTTCCTCTTTTTTCATTGGCACTTCTTTTACTTTTTGCATTACAGACTCGTCTACGGTAGAAAGATCAACGTTTGTAACTTGTAAGTTTTTGTTTAGACGTTTCACTTCTTCCAAAAGTTCCTCTAAAATACCCATCTTGTAATTACCTCCAATAAGTTATATATTTAAGATATAAATTGTTTTTTAATTGCTTTGACTGTTACTTGTTGGCGCAAGTTTCAGTCTTTTTTAATGCTTCAATCAGATAAGTCGTTCCGTAGTATGTGATGATTTCAGCGAGCGTAACCACGAATAAGATTGTGGTAAAGTACACGCCTGCAAAGGCAAGTAGGGTACCTAGAACGAATGCGACGGCAACTGTCATGAACAAAGCGATTACATTTTTCAAATTAATCACCTCCTTTACATATATTTGAAACGTTCGATTTCTTTGAAATTATCTTCGAGCCATTTTTTCATTTTGCTACCAACAAAAATGTATTCATCATTGTTGTTGATAGGATAGTGCGAGAATTCTTCAATTTCCTTTTTAAATCTAGGAATATTTAAGATGTTATCTTTAATCCACTTTCTGCCTCTCCCGACCTCTTCTATAAGGTCGTCCATGTACCAAAATGTTTTAGTTGACATTTTCTTTCTCTCCTCTTATTTTCGATTCGAGTTTAAATTTGTTGATTTCTTTAATAGTATTTTCAGTTTGTTTAACTAAACTTTCGTATTCGCTGATTTTCTTCTTTAGCTCGATCTGTTTGTTTTCTGTCTGTGAAAACAGACTTTTTAATTTATTAAGTAGTAATTTGAGTTCTGATAAGTTTGTTTCTACGTAACATTTATAGGGTTCTTTCTTTTTCCTTTTAAACATTGTTTGTCCTCCTTGATTCTAAAAAGTTATAAAAAGTTATATGAAGGCCAAAAATTTTAGACCTTTATATGGTCCAAATCAATATCATATAATTTGGCTAGTGCATAAATTGTAACATTGCTTAGATTCGTAGTATCTTTTTCCCAATGCACAATAGTCTTGTGTGTGACGCCTAGTATATCGGCCACCTCTTGTTGAGTTAACCCTCTAATTTGACGCCAATTTTTAATAGTCAATTGCTCCGGCATTTTTGCTCACCTCGCTTTCACAGGTATAACTTTATATTACTTTTTGTTACATGTCAACAAGAAAAGTTATATTTTTTTACAAAAAGTTATAAAAAGTGTTGCGAAGTAATATATAATATGGCAAGTTAATATTACATTAAGTAATATTAAAGGAGCAGGAAAATGGAAGAAAACCAAGTTAGAAAAAATTTATCAGATAATCTTAAACGTCTTATGAAAGAACATAACATTGACCAAAAAGAATTAGCTGAAGCTATTGGTGTATCTCAACCAACTATATCTAACTGGCTTAAACAAACAAAATATCCACGTATTAAAAAAATCCAAGATTTAGCCGAATATTTCAATGTTCCTAAATCTAGAATTACTGAAAAACAAAGTTTACAACAAGAAACGATGGCAGCACATTTTGATAAGGATGGATTAACTGCGGAAGAAATAGACGAAGTGAACCGCTTCATTGAATGGGTACGCAACAGAGACAAATAACAAAGGGTGTTTTCATGGGGAAGTACGAGGAGTTACTAAAACAAAACGACAATATATCTATAATTGAAACTAATAGATTACCTGAATTTCAGTCCGGTTTCTATATGGATGGAAAGATTTTTATAAAAGAGAATATTTCGGATTACAAAAAGCATGAAGTGTTAGCTGAGGAGCTAGCACACCGTGAAATAACGTATGGAAATATTTTAGACCAATCGAGCATGCTTAACCGTAAATTCGAATTAAAAGCAAGACGCCTTGCAAATGAATCAGTGATTACTTTGCAGGGTCTAATTAACGCTTTTAATTATGGTGTACAAAATATGTATGAATTAGCGTTATATTTTGAGGTTACTAAAGATTTTGTACAAGACACAATCCAGCATTATAAGCAAAAATATGGTTTGAGGACCTATTTTAACAACTACATCATTGAATTTGAACCATTAATTGTATATAAAGTTTTTAATAAATGATTAAACCGCTTTATGCGTTTAATATAAAATCTTATTAAGGGGGACATGAAAATGTCAGAAAAGAAAGAACTTAGTAACGAAGAGTTACTAGCAAGACAGCAACAACAATTTGAAGCATACAAAAAAGAGCAGTCTTCAAAAAGTAAAAAGCGTTGGTTATGGGGTTGCGGTGGCTGTTTGCTTCTTTTAATTATTGGTATAGTATTGATATTTGCATTAACTGGAGCATTTTTTAAAGGTGTTGATGAAGAATTGAATGGCACTCAAGAAGAACAAAAAGAGCGTGAAGAAAATGTTAACAAAACCTTTAAAGTTGGGGACTCTATCAAAGGTGATGGCGTAACATACACATTGAATAGCGTTGAATACGCTGATACATCAGGCGAATATGCGACAAAACCTGACAATGGTGTTGCTTTAAAAGTTAATTTAAGTTTTAAAAATGAAAATGACGAGCAAGTGTTAGTAGATAACGCTGATTTTTCGATTAAAGTTAATGGCAAAAATTTTGAAGAATGGTTCGGTTCAGGCGACGATAATGGTACTTTTTCTCATCAACTTAACAAAGACAATACCGCTGATGGATATATTTATTACGATGTACCAGACTCAGAAGAATATACGTTAGAACTTAATGCTATGCCTAACTTTAATCAAGTGAAAGGTAAGTGGCAAATACAAAAATCAGATATTCAATAACGTTCAGGGTAGCGCGCCTACCCTTATTATTTTTTACTTTTTTGAGGAGTGGTGTAAATGAGTGTTAGAAAATATGGTAATAAGTGGTATTACGATTTCGGCTATGAAGGCAAACGATATAAAAAGAAAGGTTTTAAAACCAAACGTGAAGCCACTGAAGCTGAAACAATAGCTAAAAATAAACTAATGCAAGGTATAATTATCAACAATAAAAGTTCTTTTATCGATTATTATGAACAGTGGATGGAAGTCAACAAAAAGGGCGTAATTACAGACAAAGCTTATCAAACATACGTTAATGCTATAAAACAATTCAAGAAATTTCTCTATACTGAAAACCTAGACGATATTACTTTGAATAATTTCACAACAATTTTTTATCGAAAATTCTTAAAATGGTATGGTGATAATCATGCGACAGAATCAGTTAAAAAAATACACAATTGTCTTAAAGCAGCGCTATCCGACGCTATGCAAGAAGGGCTTATTTATAAAGACCCTACTTATAAAGCTATTGTAAAAGGGAAAAAGCCTAGCCAGCCAGAAGAAGACAAATTTATGAGTATAGCAGATTATAAAAAATTGAAAAATTATGTGGCAAATGTCCCTACTCAATCATATTTGTTTATCTACATTTTAGTTATAACAGGAGCTCGTTTTGGTGAAGTTCAAAAATTAACAACTGATGACTTAGATTTCATTAATAACACGATTCATTTAAGAGGTACAAAGACAGTAACATCAGATCGTATAGTCGATGTCCCGAGTGAAGACATGAAGGTTTTAAAAAGAACAATGACTGAAATGCCAATTAACATGAATAGACAATTGTTTAATACAGGCTATTCTCTAATAACAAACAATGCAGTAACAAAAATACTTCAAAAATTCTGTTTAGAAAATAAATTAGGAAATTTCACTCTACATGCAATAAGACACACACATTGCTCTTATCTATTGCATGGCGGTGTATCAATTTACTATATATCTAAAAGGCTTGGTCACGCTAATATCAAAACAACGTTAGAAGTATATTCTCATCTGTTAGAAGAGACTCAGGTCGAAGAAAAACAAAAAACTATTAACTTGATTAAAAGTATGTAACCAACGTCCCCGAAACGTCCCCAAAATGCCGAAACCTTGGTTATTACAGGATACACATACACCCTCCGTTTCCGTATTTTGGTTATTTTTCGTTAGTACACCGTTGTATCACGTGACTTAAAACGTTGGTATGACGGTGTTTTGTTGTGTTTGGTTGGTTTTCGTTGAATGTAGTATTTTACGCTGAACGTCCTCAAAACGTCCCCGAAATCTTAAAAGTATAGAAAAACGTCCCCGAGACGTTCCTCGTTTTAAAAACGTTTAAAACCCCACCTATTGCAGGCGGGGTTAACTTATTCGTTTTCTTTTTCTAGTTGTTTTTGGTAGTTGTATAGTTTTTCGATCGTTCTGAGTCTGGCATCATCTAAATTAGTTTTTTCATTTCTTAAATCTTGCACAGTTTGATATGGCAAACCAGTCGCTTTTGATATTTGACTGCCATTTTGTACTTTGAATAACTTTTTTATATCTTGCTTCACGTTTTCAAAATTCAAGTTAATCACCTTTTTTGTATAGTTTAAGAATGACCAAAGTTGTTGCTAAAGTTAATGCTGTGCTTGTGAATGAATTTCCAATAAACAAATTAATCCATAGTAGTATTATTAAAATTATAGAAGTTGTTTTCATAGTTTTTAAATGCTAGAATTTAATTAGAAAGGTTGCCCCTTTTGGGGCGTAACCTTATTTCTTATTATCGTCTTTCAGTGCTTTGATGACCGCTATTGTCGATGCTACTGTAAAGACGATATTTGCTATTCTTTCGAAAGTTTCTAGCATTCTTTTTTCCTCCCTTCAACTTTCTATATATATTATATCACGATTAATCGTGATTAACAACCCTTTTCCTCATCTTTTTTTAATTTTACGCATAAAAAAATACCACACCGGTTAGGGTGTGGTTAAAAGAACAAATTTATTACAATACTAATCAAACTTATAATTGCTGGAATCGATACACCAATCCAAAAGCGTTTTGATGTGACTTTTTCTAAGTTTATTTCTTCTTTCAAACTTTTTACGGCGTTATCAATTTTCAACTCTACATTATCGAATCTTGTGTCCATGTGCTTTTGATGCTGTTCAAATTCAGGGCGTGTAATATAATCTAATGACATTGTATCCACCTCCGAAATAAGAGTATTCCCAACACTTCTGATATTATAAGAATTGTAATATCTCGGTAAAGAGTTTATCTCTTTTTTATCTGTAAATTTGGGGTGATTATTGATTGGATAGGTATTAATTCGACTCATCTTTAATCACTTCGTCAAATTCGTTTTGAAGAGTATCAATATCTTTTATCGGTCCGTGAATCTCCTCATATTGATTGATTGCTTCATCAAGTGCATTCCTTAACTGTTTTGCCAAACTAGGATTCATCATTATATTCCTATTTTCAACAAAACCGTTAGGCGTGTGCTGTGTGAAGTTAATCATAAAATCTGTGATACTTGTTCTCATTTCCAAAGAATTGGTGTAAAAAATATACGGATCTATTTCTGTAGCTTGACTTAGATTTCTATCATATTCTATACCTTTGTATGATATACCCATTCTAAATCCCCCTTTCACTACTTATTTTACAAATATATTAATAAGATTTAAAGTCCAAACATAAATACGAACACAAAAACCACCACCCTCAACTAGTATAGGTGGCGGTAAATAAAGCCGGATTGGTTACCAGTAATCTATCTGTATTATAACACAAAAAACAGGGTAGCCGTATAAGCTACCCTTTCGTGTCGTGGACGTTTATTATACCACATTTTATTTGATAGTTCCCCACAACTTACCAACTTTACCAGTTTTAGCGTCCCAAGTACGTACTGGCATATATACGGTTTCTCCCTCAAATGTTTCCCAAGAAACCCATACGTGACCATCAAATTTTTGAACTTCATCATATTTAATCGTTTGACCTTTTCTTAATACGCCTGCTTGCGGGTGACCTGTCCAAGGTCCTTTATATCTTGTGATGATTCCCTTTGGCGCTGTCACAGTAAATGAAGCGTGTTCAGCTTTGTACCAAATACCGTCTTTATTTTGTTTCCAATCTGTCGCTTTAACAACTTGCTTAGCTTCTTGCTTTTTAACTTCTTGCTTAACGTCAGATTGTTTGATAGTTGCTTCTTTGCTTACTTCTAGCTTTCCACCGTCATAATAATGTTTGATGCGTTTGATGAAGTAGTCTTTCATTCTATTAATATTTGCAGTTGTGTAAGGTGCTCCTTTACCAACATGCAACTCCCATGAACGATGTGGACAAGAAGTACCAAAGAATTCGTTATGCAGACGTACAGTGTTGCGATTAACTGGTAATCCGTACGACTTCATCACGTCCGCAGCTACTTTTAATGTCGCTTCTTCATTTTCTAAGAATAATGCGTCTGAGATTCGTCCTGGATAACTTTCACACACTTCAAATCCGATTAAGTTAGCATTTGCCCATTGATTACCACAATGCCACTCTACGTAGTCTGTCGGATGATACCAAAGCACTTCGTTTCTATTTGCATAAACACTAGCCCAACCGTTAACGTGTGTACCGTTATTCTCACGTGCATATAACCATGGTAAGTATTGACTAGGTGTCATACTACCATAATCATTGTGGATGACCACACCTTGAATACTAGGTTTTGGTGCTGTAATCTTGTTACCTTTAATATGGTTTGAATAGATATGTTTCAACTCTTTCACGCTCCCATTTTTAGATTTATCTTGCTTTTTATTTAAGTTAGTAATGTCGTACTTCTCCATAGCTAAACCACTACATACTTGTGATTTTTCGTCTTTCAGTGCGTCTTTAGGTCGTAATTGAATATGCAAATGTGCGGACATAGGATTGTCGTAATAGTTGCTATTACCTTGTGAACCGACAATGTCACCTTGATTGACTTTGTCGCCTACAACGAATCGCATTGAGCCACGTTGTAGATGCCCATATATCCAATCGTTATCGTTAGCGTCTCTAATGACGAATGTACCACCAAAATTACCGTAGTCATTTGCTTCAATAACCGTTCCGCTAGTTACTGCAGGCACGTCATTTGTTGCGTTAGAATACACGTCAAACGCTCTATGATAACCACCGCAAAATTCGTCGTAGTTAATACCATTTTCAATGTAATTGCGGTATCCATAGTTTTTAGGATAGCCGTCGTATGTGCGAGGATCAGACGATATTTTCCAACCTCTTTTAGTAAGATAGTCAATAGCTGTTAACATGCTATTTCAATCCTTTCTGTTTTAAATATTCTTCCTGTTTACGCGCTGACTTTTTAACAATAAATGTGTTCTTCCACACACCATACGCTACTAAAGCGAGCGGTACGCCTGTATTTAATACGTTAATCCACGCGTCGACTGCTTGTGGGTTAATCCATTCAGCACTAATTCCGCTAGCTTGTAACGCTAGATATAAAGCACCTACAAAGCCACCGATTAAAGCGATAAATTGTTTAATTTTATCTTCCATATTTAATTCCTCCTTAAAATAAAAAGCCGACGCATAAGCGCCGACCTTGTTTTAATTATCGTTTGCATTTACCGAACCAAAAACACGCCCAAAAACTATAACCGAATAACATAGTAATCACCTCCTTTAAATACCAAAAAAAGTACGTAAAATAGCGATTATAATTGTACTTGCGATAGTTCCTATAACACCTAGCATCCACATTTTTAGTTCTCGAATATTTTTAGCATTCTCTTTTTTATTTTGCTCTTCTTTCAATCTGTCTTTCTTCAACTCTTCGAAAGTTCTATCAAGTTTGTCATAAACTTTTTCTTGCGTTCTGAGACTATGTTCAATGTTATCTAACTTTTTAAACATATCTTTATCATTTTCTTCTAGACGCATGATGCGCCATTCATGCTCTCTTCGTTTCATAAAGCCAAACATTATGTCACCTACTCATCTTCTAAAGTGTACGGCTCACCTTTTTCATCTAATTTAGTACGCGTCACATCTTGTTTAACGTAATACGTTTTTGTACCGTTGTTAAAAATCCCTGCGAGCATGTTTTGCATTGCACATACCTTTTTAACTTGCTCCTCATCTTTAAATTTGTACGCGTTTGCAGGTGATGCGCCACGAACGAAACTATTTGAATAGTTTTGCATTAATGCGCTTTCCTCACCATTTTTATTAACTTCTACTAAGTAAAATTCTGTAAATTGTTCCATTATAAATTCCTCCTAAAAAAATAATTTTATATATAATAAAAACGCCTAACTATTCGTCAGACGCTTCATTATCTTTATTCAATCTTGCTTGTGTTTCATAATTTGCTAAATTCAACGTTAATTCAGCGTTTTTACTTACTAACGTTTGAATCAATGCATTTAAATACTTCACTTCATTAATCAGTTGTTCGTTACTCATGTTTTCTAAATTCATTTAATCGCCTCCAAAATCGTATCTATTTTATTTTCCATTTCTTTTATTCGAGATTTTAAATCATCATTTTCTTGCGCTAACTCTTGAATGGCTTTAGCGTTCCACCATAATACTTCATTGCCGTCAAACCCGTCAGAATTCCGCCATTCAACAGGGAATTGATCTAAGTTGCTGTTCTCTCTCAAGATAATACCGTGATGAATTCGTGAATATTCTGTGCCAGCTTCCGAATTAATTTTATATGAATGAAGTTGAAGTTCGTTTTTATAGATGTCTAAAACTTTATAATTCCATTCTTCTATATCGTGTTTAAACTTTTCATGCGACATAGCGTTCCATGAATTGAACCGTATATTTTTATATGTTATGTCTCCGCCGTTATAGCCATCCTTGCTTACAACCCTTAATTCGCTATGACACATGGCATAAACGTTTGTGTCAGGGGCTTCAATGCTTCCGATTAATTTATCTCCACTAAAGTAATCCGCATATATAGGAACTCTGTTTTCTCCATTTTTATCTAAAGCAAACACTTTTTTACCTTTTAATAAAACCGAACCAAAAGATGAGCTTAAAGATATGTTCCGATTATCAGACAAGATTCCAACATGACCTTGCTCAACATTATCTGATGATCTCATCGAAACATAGCTTCCTCCTGAAAATGATTGACTTGTAAATGGAGAGGTCCTTTTTAATACCAAACCACCACCATTCATATTTACTTCAAAACCACTATTCTGCGTTCTAATGTAACTGTGATTGTTAGACAGTATGCTAAAGCCATATTCTGATTCTATAGTTATAGCTTGTCCGGAATAGATATGCATACCTTGTCCAAACACATTACTGCTGTATGATTCGTCAGCAAAAAAGTCTATAAACCTAGCACCGTTTTTGTCAGGGGACAAGCTGTGAATTTCTCTTTGCGTCGTTATCCCTTTATCTGTTAATGCAAGCCAACGTTCAATATCAGTTAATTTTCGATTTCCGAATTGTTTCGAGATTAATCCTGCGCGGTATACGCCATTCCAAGATTCCGTGAAAGCTTCATAAGTAACACTTCCTTGTGGGAACGTACGTACGAATGAACCTGTCGAACGTATTTTTCCACCGGTTAAAACTGTTGATTCACCATTTTTCAAGCCACTAACAGTCGCACGATTTAAATCGATATCAGTAGCCTTTAAATACTCTATTGTTGCTTGATTACTAAACAACTTATCAATATAGGCATCTTTAATTGTTGTACGACCATTTTGTACAATCACGTCACCGTCATTAATGACAAATTTTGATGTATCGATTTTAATCCCCTCAGGGCCAATATTCGCCGATTGAATATTACCGTTATCGTCATAATTAAAAGACATACCGGTCGAAACGTTATTGATAAATTCTGATGTATATCTTTCTAAAGTTTTACTACTTTCGTTAAACACTTCTTTTGAAACACGATTCGATGTTTGTTCAGCTTCAATTAATACTTCGGCTTTAGAATTAACAAGTCTTTGCTCAACATCGTTTTCGTATTCAGACCTCGTCACTCTATCCGCAATTTGATTACTTAATTGTTGTCGGTGTGTTTCAGCATTATCTAGACGTTCTACCACACCTTGTAAATTAGATGTATATTCAGATTGACTCACTTTACTGTCAATCGAATCAGACATGACTTGTAGTTGTGCTTTTTGCTCATTTACTTCGTGTTTTAACGGCTTTAATTGCTCGTCTAACGTGCGTTGTACGTCAGTCTTTGTTGCTGTTAGTAGTAAACTATCTTGCATCACTTTGATGCTGTTTTCGGCGTTTGTCGTGCGTATTTTTACAGGTTCTAATCTGTCGTTAAGCGATTCTGTAAAAGGTGTCGCTTTTGTACCTCGTTCGAGCTTAAATTTTGTTATTTCTACTAAATTTGAACTGATTGGATATTTAAGCGTACCATCGTCAGTGTAAAAACCTGCGTAAGCAACAAATCTATGATCCGTAATCTCTGGCGCTACAAATGTATGAGTATACTTAATTTTGTTTCCTACGCTTCTTTCAACGTCTTTATAAGAAAAAATTCTATCTTTATCCATCGTATTACTATAAAAAATAATTCCGTGTTTTTTACTATATGGCGCTTCTTTTTCAGACAGTCCTATGATTTCCATTTCATAAGAGTATGTGTATGTCTCACCAGGAATCAATATAGTTTTTAGATAATCAGCGGTATATAAATTTGTAGCATAGTATCTCCCTTGAAAAGATTTTGTTGAAACGATGTCTTTGTTAATAGAAAGCGGACGACTTGAATTATATGAATCAAGCAAATTTACACCGTCACCTAAACCGTCAATTTTTTCATCAACAGAACGAACAGACAAAGTGATTTCATCTTTTAATTGCAACAACTTTGCATCAACTTGATTATTTAAAATCTGTTTAGCACCATTGATTTGGTCTGTCAAATTTTGTTGTAAAGCAATTTCAATCTCGTTTATTCTTTCTTCATTTGGAATATCACCAGTTAGTCGACCAGTTTCAGCGTCCCAATTGCCACCTGGTAATGCGGCTGCGATTTTCTCCATCGCTTCGTTGTATTTTTCATCAGTGTACTGGGATTGCAGAAGTTTGAATCGCTCATCAATCGCAATTTTTGCGTTTTCTACAATGTTGTATAATGCTTGCATTTTTTCGCGATACTTTAAAAATAACGCTTGCGTATCAACCAATTTTCCGATTGTAGCTGTTTCACTTGTCATGCTGTCAAGATTTTGCTTGATATCGTTAAACACGCTAATAGTATCGTTCAACTTGCTATTTACTTCTTCTTTTATATCAGTATCGACAAGATATTCAGATTCTAAAACGTCAGACACTTCATGCATCAATCTACTATGTTGAATAGTTAAATTAACAAATGTATTGTTTAGCTCACTATACAACGCTTGTTCACGTGTTATAGCACCTACATCATCTGCATTCTCAGCCGATGACTTAATCCACTCACCATTCCAATAACGACGTAACACAGCCACTTTAGGATTGCTTGTATCTAACCACAGTAAATCGTTAACAGGATTATCTGGCGGTGTATCACCCTTCAAAATTTTACGTTCAAAGTACTGCAGTTCTCCCTCTAGCGATTCCCTGACGATTGTATTGACGTTAGATAAACCGTCACTTACCTTTTGTCGAATAGCGTCTAATTTTCTGTCGAACGAGCTTCTCAAATCGCTTTCTTTAAATTCTTTATACGTACCGAAGCTATACGTGACATCTTTGCTGATTAAGTCATATTCTTCTGAAATAACTTCAGCTTCTACATAAAGAGGTGGTGTAAAATCTCGGTTTTTAATACGTACCATATCGCCCAAATTTATGACTTCGTGTTTGTATTCTTTTTCAATATCGATAGTGGTTACTTCATATGTGATGACTTCTGACTTACGTTTGTTTAATTCCGTTGTGCCTAACGTACGCAATCGTGATTCTGTCATATTTTGGTCTTCTGTTTCAGGTTCGTAAACGCCCCAATTATACCGACCAGGTAAACCATATTTTGCTTGAGATTCGTCATCTTTAACGACTAACTCAATACGCTTTTTACCTTCTTCCGGCTCAGGACCGACACACAGTAATGCTGTCTTGATTTCTGAAAAGTCAACAGTACGCTTCAAACCTGTTAAGTCTTTGCCGTATGTTATTTCTTTGCCTTTAAATAAAGGATTGCGTTTCCGTAGAACGACAAGGCGTTTATCCACACGATTCGAACCAACTTCTATATAAAAATCAGCCATCATTTTATATGTCGTACATAGTTGTAATAACACATCATAACGCGTCTGATAAGATGTCCACGATGTCGTTCGTAACCCACCATATTCGGTGGCGTCAGACACTTCCCAACCTGTATCTTTCAATACATCAGATAACGCTTGTTTAGTCGTCATTTTTTCTAATTTTCCAGGCGCATATGGTCGTGCTTTTGTTATATCTTCTAGATAGGACGCTACTGTTTCAACCTCAGTATAACCGTCGATGTCTGCTGAAATTCTATCGATAATAAATTCACGGTACTGTTTGTCTTTATCTTGAATGATGATGCGATTACGCTCTTGCATGTAAGTTGTACGTTCAGACAATATCGTAAAATCAAACGTTTCCATGCGCTCGTTAATGTCGCGTTTATGAACCGCTTGAATTACCGCACTATCTGATTGTGATATAAAATCAACGATTTCACCTTTAAAGTTCATTACATGTATCAATGTATAACCTCCTTTCTACAAGTATCTGTCTTGCCATTTCACAGTTGTATCAAAAATACCAGGTGGATTAATAACGAGTTCTGTATGCCCTTTATCAACATTTATCCAATCGCTACCAAACGTTTTTTCAGATAAGAATGATTCTTCATTTACCACAACGCTTTTAGTTGCTGTGTTAATTTGAATCAAATCTCCTTTTTTGATGATCATGTCCCTTGCGCCAACAGGTTTAGGCAATTTTTCGAACAAGTAGATACCTAACGCGTGCATTTTCATCATTTTGTTTGATTTAGTATTTTTAGCCTCGTAAACAGAAATTGAACTTACTGGTCGTTGATAAAAGTCCCCCTTATCTTGATATGTTTTATTTACAATTTGCAGAGGTTTTGTTCTATTAGGGTCTTTTTCGTGATTAAACAACCATGTTTTCAATCTAAAAGTATCGCCAATACGTTCTAAACTCATATATATAATTAAAGTATCTATTTTATTAACCATAGGTACATTACTGGCTTCTAAAATTTTTACTTCATCCCCGCTTTGGTTAAACAAGTTGAATATGAACTTTCCATTTGGTGCTCCGCCGGAAGAATTTATATAGCCTAATGTAGCTAATAGGCGATTATCGGTATCATAAATATGATAAGCAATTTTCCCTGCCCCTTTACTTTTTTGATAAACAATACCTTTTACTATAACCTTGAAATCTTTTAAAGCTTTCGAAAAACCACGTTTGTACTGAGCGCCTATCCACCCATTTCCTTCAGGGAAATTATTTATTTCAAAACCCTCTTTATTTTTTTCTAACTTAAAACTTCCGCCGACTGTACCGCCAAATATTGTATCTTGAACTTGTCCGCTTGAAACTTTTGTCCAACCAGCAAAACTTTTGAACTCATCACTTAATATATTTGGAGAATAATCTTTCAACGGTTTATCTAAATCATCATCGCCAATCATGAAGTAATCTTCGTCACCTTTTGAAATCATGTAGTAGTTAGAGTTCTGTAATGCTCTAGCTTCCACAATAATTGGTGTCTCCGCCGTTCCTGCATTAACCACAGAGACCGCGTCACTGATTGCAGTGTTTTGGTTGCCATCAATAGCGTATTTGTACGGGTCAGTGAGGATAACTTGAACATTAAAAGTTATAAAGCCGTCGTTATTACTTACAATTTCAAAAGGTCCATCAAAATAGGCATTCCAGTACCATTTTTTGTTAGAAAACTGCAACTTAACAGGTTCGTCATAGTCAAAAAACTTAACAACTTCATTTAAAATATCGTCATGGTCTTTACGACCCGCTAAATAATCATTTCTAACGATTAAAGGCACATCAAATTCATAACCTTCAAGATCTCTAGCCTTTTTTATCGTGCCTGGACGACCAGGAACCTTTTCGGTCGTAGTAGTATAGTTAAACGAGGGTATTTTAAACCCTCGTTCGACAAACAACCACTTTAGTTTTTTACCGTTAACTATGATTGTTTCATTCCTCATGTAAAGGCTGCACCTCCCTTAAACTTTTTGGCTCTGTTAATTTGTCTTTCACGTTTGTCTTGGAACTTATTGTGCACACGTTCCATTGACGACTCATCAACAATAAGTTCTTTTGCTGCAATTTGCATGAGCACTTGCATTTGTTCTTGTTGTTGATTGATTTGCGTTTGCTGATTCTCAATCATTCTTAGTAATAGTGCTGTATCGTCATTACCAGATGTCAGTCCACCACCAGTTAACTGGTGCGGTCGTTTATTACCGCCAGATTTACGTCTATCTATGTCTTGTGCTGCTAAAGCAATCAGCTTCATCGCTTCGCTCGCCCTTGATGGGTCTGTCGGGATAATCCATTCTGGGAATCCGCCCTCTGCGATATTGTACCAACCTGAATTTTTGATTAAACCACCAGTGGCATAAGCATAGTCACCTGCACGTTTAAAACCGCCCCAACCGTAGCGAGCAACGATATATCGCATTGCTGATATTGCTTGATGCAGCGGATTGTTAAAGTTCCTATATCCCGCTAACGCATTTGCTCTAAACGTAGAACCTATGATTTGGAATAAGCCTTTAGATGGGTCGCCTCGTTGAGCATTAATATCCCAATCATTGACTGCATTAGCTTGATAGTTAGACTCGCGTTTAGCGACCCTCATCATTTGGTCGTGTACGTAAGCTCCTTTGTAGTTTCCGCCTAAGATGTTTTGAGCCTGTTTGATGATTCTGCTTGCATACGCTGCACCAGAACCGCCTTTGCCTCCTTTAGTTTGGCTCTTTAAGAACGGCATAGGATCAATAGGTACACCGTTTTTACGCATTTCATAATGTAAATGCGGACCTGATGACATACCTGTGTTACCAGAAATCCCTAAATAGCTACCTGGATGTACTTTTTTTGCACCTGTCCACGCTAATTTTGACATATGACCGTAAATGATTTCGTATATGCCAGACTTAATCCACATCGAGTTACCAAAACCGCCGTTATAGCCTGTTTTACCTGTGGCTACACCGCCGTGAGTGGAATAAAGCTTGTCATACACATAGTTTAAATCGACACCCATATGAGGGTATGGGAACGGATAGCCTGGAGCACGTCCGTGTGGACTGAATGGGAAGTTAATACCTTTTGAAATATCAACCCAGCCACCTTCACCGCCCCCAGAATCTTCAAGCCAACCGGTAAACAAGTCAACAGTAGCTTGTTTAAGTTTTTTAAACATGGCTTGCATAAGGTTGTATGGTAGTTCGGCTCCTTTAAGAAAGTCAAAGTTAACACCGAATCCATCTAAAACTTTATCAAGTAATTTACCCGGTTTATCTATCCAATCAAGCACGTCACCAACTGTTTTTGATAGCCAATTTTTACCTTTTGCAACCGCACCAAGCGCTTTACTTACATACATCTTTCCTGAATCGACAACGCGACCAAGTAGCGCCTCAGCGGCACCTCCACCACCTTTCGTCGCAATAACATCACCTGGCGCTTCATCACCGTGTTTATGTGCTTTAGGTTTCTTTTTGTTTGATAAAACATCAAACATTGTACCAGTTGAAAATCTCGGTGTTTGTCCTAAATTGCTTAACATTGCATGAGTTTGGGCGCCGTTGTATACAGATGATCCTTTAGGTAAAAATGTTGTCGTATCTTTATTTGGTGTAAGCGCCATTTTACCGTTTGGATATCGTATCATTTCATGTCTAAAACCACCTGGACCATTACCACGGCCTTTGTCGCCAACAGTAGCAAACGTGTCTTGGTTGATTTTACCGTTTGTTACAAGGTTGTGAGTAGTTGTATGTGTCGTACCTGTATGAAGTTTTAACTTCGGCAGTTTATCCATACCGATTTTACCTGCTACCCAATTGACACCATCAATTAATTTATTAAGACCTTTCTTAACAGAATTAACCATTCCATTAATATGACTCTTGATTTTTCCAATAATTGACTTCAATCCATTAGCCATATTATTGAAAATCCGACGAACACTGTTCCATAAACTTGAAGCGATTCCGGTAACACTACGCTTAATCGATGACCAAATATTAGTCATCGTCGACTTAACGCGATTAAAAATAGAACGCGTACCGTTATATAAATTTGTAAAAGTGCCTTTAACCCTACGCCACAAATCACGTACAATAGATACTACTCTATTGCGCAAATTGCTCCACAAGTTTATAAGGTATGACCGAAGATTATTAAACGTTTTTCGTGTCCACGTGGATAAAGTGCTAAAAATGCCTTTGACTCCGCTCCACATAGACCGCACTAACCGGATTACGTTGTTTTTTATGGAATTAAAAATTGAAGAGAAGAAACTTCTCAAGCTATTAAAGATAGATCGTGTTGTAGAAGCAAAAGTATTAAAAATCGCTTTTACTGCTGCGACCATTGTACGAACAATCAACAAGGTTCTAGATTTAGCATAATTCCACGCTGCCACGATGACATTTTTTACAATATTCATATAAAATTTTACATTGTTAGCCATGGCATTAAAAACACTCTTTATAAAAACGCCCAAACCACGTAATAACAGCTTAACTACATTAACAGCTGCAGTAAAAATGCTTTTTATCACGTTGCTAATAGACACCATTATTGTTGATACGACAATAAGCATGTTGCCAAACGTCGCCTTAACTAATCCTAAAATGAAAGTTAGCGCGCCTTGAAAAATCTGCTTAATCCCAGACCAAATTAATCTGAAATCTCCAGTAAAAACGCCTTTGAATATCTTGACTAGGCCTGAAAGCACATTTAAAGCACCTTGTACGATATTTTTAATCGCGCTAAAAGTGTTAATAACTATAAATTTTAATCCAAGAAAGACGATAGAAAATGTGGTTTTAATTCCGGCTAAAATCGGTTTTATAATCGCCCCATATAAAACTTTTAAGGCTATACCGACATTAGTTTTAACAAAATTAAACACAGATACTATCTCGTTTCCGTGCTGTTTCCAAAAGAAGCGCAATGCTGCACCGACAATTTCAGTCGTACTCTTTAAAAACTGCATTGTGGCTCTAAAGGCTTCTCGAATTGAGACTAAAGTTTCTGTAAAGTCTTTTGCAGCTTGTTTAGGCAATAGCTTCTCTAAAATATTACTTCCTGATTTTGTGTTTCCGTTGAAAATCTGAGTGATGCCTTTCCAAAATGACTTGAGATAGTTGCCCAAATCTTGAAATGCGTTTTTGACTGGTGTAATGACTGAGTTTACTATGTTTCTAAACGTTTCAGATTTTTTGTATGCAATAATAAAAGCTGTACCTACAGCTGCAATTGCTGCAACAGCAATTCCGACAGGGCCTGTTAAGAGCGTAAACATACTACCAAGAATTGGTATTTTAGTGATCATTTGCCCGATTTTAGGCAAGGCTGAGTTAATCCCACCATTAAACAAATTAAAAAATGCTGCGCCACCTTTTGTTCCATTTAAAAGCTTAACGGCACTTGCGATATTAGTAATACCGCTAGCAAGTAGCCCAACGCCAATAAGCAGTGGTGGTATTGATGCTGCAAGTAACGCAAAAACAGTAATCACAATTTTAGTAGCATTGCTAGTGCCTTGGAGATGCTTGAATAATCCTGTCAATGCATCTGACATCTTAATAACAATAGGGGCTATTGCGTCACCAATCGTTCTTAAAAAGTTAAAAAATGTGTTTTTAAGCACTTTTAGTTTTGAGCCCATTGTCTCATACCGAATACTTGCTTCATCTGTCAATGCCGTATTCTTTTTCCAAGCCTCAGAACCTGTTTTTAAAGCGCCTTCGAGTAATTTATGATTATTTGCCATACGACGAATCGTATCAGCTTCTCGTACGCCTTTAATGCCGACATCATCAAGCGCTTTAAGTACACCTTTTGCGCCACCTTTTGTCTCAGAAAGCCCTTTAACAAACATAGATAAAGCTTTTGATGGATTGTTTTGCCAAGTATTTGCAAATTCTTCCGCACTCATGCCTGACGTTTGAGCAAAGTTTTCTAAATCTTTGCCACCGCTTGCGACAGCGCGTGTCATTTTGTTAAAGATTTGCGTCATTGCAGTACCGCCGGCCTCCGCATTGATACCTGCGCTGCTCATTGCCGCGGAAATACTCATGATTTCATCAGCGCTAAATCCTGCTTGTGCACCTGCACCTGCTAAGCGCTGACCGAGTTCTACAATCTCAGCTTCTGTCGTGGCTGTTGTGTTACCTAAAGCTGTGACAGTGCTACCTAATCTATCCACATGCGCTATAGGCATTTTTGCAGCATTTGCAAATCGAGCAAATTCCGTCGCAGCTTCATCAGCTGTCAGGTTAGTCGCAACACCCATGTTAAGCATTGTTTTCGTGAAAGCCGTGATGTCTTTCTTCTTAACACCTAATTGACCTGCACTTTCCGCTACACCGGCAATCTCAGTTGCTGCAAACGGCATTTTGTTGCTCATAGAAGTGATTTCATCGCCCATTTTCTTAAGCCCTGAACCACTCATGTTTGTTGTTTTTGCTACACCTGCAAGCGCTTGTTCCCAATCAATTGATGTCTTAATCGCACCGCCCATTGCGGCCACAGCAGGCATTGTCATATAAATTAAAGAGCCAGTACCGACTGCGCGCATCTGACCTGCTACATTCCGGATAGAGTCCTTATATTTATCTACAGCTTGTATACTTCGACCAAAGCCCGTTGCGCTTAAACGTTGAGCATTTTGTTGTGCTACAGTTAATTGCTTATATGCATTTGATGTTTCTTTTATTTCGGCCTCAAGCTCATTCATCTTAATTTTTTGTTGAGTGATTGCGCTTGAAAGTTCTCTCGCTTCTTCACTGTTTTTACCTTGAGCTGCTGCAACAAATTTATATTGCGCGTTTAATTCTCTCAAGACAGTTCTTTGACTGCTCAAACTAGACTTTAGCGTATCGAGATGTGTTCTATAACTTTTAACGCTCTCACCTGCACGACTAAAATTACTGCGAGATAAAGACAACACATCATTAAAGCTTTGCATTTTTGCTCTAATTTCGGACATCGAAGATATGCCTTGACGCTGCTCCATCTCAAGCCTATTATGTGCGTTTGTTGCTTGTTTGAGTTCGCCAGATAGATCTTTTAATTTAACTCGTTCTTCTGTCAATTTAAGATTTAATTCTTGCGCCTCTTTGCTTGTTGCGCCATATTGACGCTTTGCATAGTCATACTGTCTACTTAAATTTTGAACGATGAGCTCTTGTTGCTTCATGCCATTATTCAATTCAGCAATATGTGCTTTGTAAGCCGAAGCCGTTTGCCCGCTCATTTTAAAATTAGCTGAACTGATTTTAAGGGCATTTGTTACGGACGTTATCCGTTCTCGAATTCGACCCATAGACATAGTCATTGTTTTTTGTTCCATAGAAAAACGTTTAGCTTCTGCTGTTGTTTGTTTATATTGAGCGTCTAGTTGTGACAAGGATTGCTTTTCTTGCAGTATTTTCTCTTTCAGCTCAAGCGCTTCCTTAGACATCACTCCTTGTTCTCGCGATACCTTTTTGTATCTTGACTCTAATATTTTAATCGTATTTTGATGTTTTTGGATAACCGCATTTAACTGGTTTAAATAGGACTGATAGCCTTTAACAGATTTACCACTTTTTTCAAAGGACATATTAGCGATATTCAACTGTCGGCGCATTGTAGTTAAAATAGAGTTAACCTTTTCCATAGAAAAGACTGTACGCTTTGTCGCACCATTGAAGCGCGCTAATTCCTTATCAGTTTGAGCTAATTGTCGTTGATACATATTTAAGGCTTTATGTTGCCTACTATATTCCGCTCTTAAACGTTCTGCATATACACTCGTACGTTGTTCCTCTGTCGACATTTTTTTTAATTGATTCGCGATATCTTTCATCGAATTTTCAGCAACCGATATACCTTTTGACAACTCTTTTGAGCGCTGATTTAAACTTTGCATAGATTTTTCGCTATATTTAAAATTGTTGCTCGAACGACTCATCTCGTTAGACAAGGTTCTAAACTGACCTTTAATTTGTTGCAACGTACGTTGTACCCCGACATCTTTTGCATCCATCAACACGGATAAACCTTTTATTTCCACTCATCGCCACCTCCTTTATATACAAAAATAAAGGGGCATAAAGCCCCTGAAATTACAACGCTGAAAATAAAGCATCAGCTTTAGAATCAGATATAACCTTATTTGTATGGCGCTCATCTAATATCTGTAGTAGATAATGAAACGGCATCTTTAGTACCTGGTCTGCAGGTGTGCCATTCTCTATCATGTCCTTAACTACTTTATCTAGGTTTTGCTGCATACTCGCATACGTTAGATCTGTATCTTTTAGCTGATGCTCTGAATAAACTTTTTTGTCTCATCGTCTTGTTGACCATTTGCGATAAACGCTACTTGTTCTTGCAACGTTTTAAGTGCATCAGGTGCATGCAGACGTGCTTTAATATCCTTTTTAGTAAACTGTTTACCGTAAATTTTAACTACGGCGTCGATAAGTTTGTCTAGTTGAACGCTAAAAGGCATTTCCTTTTCACCCGCTTCTACTTTTTCTAGCTCAACCATGACATCTGTCACCTCATACAAAACATCAAGGGGGATGAAGTGAGGTGTCAAAAAAGTCTCCATTTTGAGTTCTTCCGCTTTTGGGTTTTCTACTAATTGAATATAGTTACGTTTTAATTTAGACATTGTTTGTTCTCTCCTTAATTATCTATTCTTTTAAAAAATGGTAATTCATAGCCTGCTTTTTTTAGACGTCTTTCAAACTCATTAATGGCTTTTACTGTTGCTTCGATTTTTTCATCTTTTCTATAAAGGTGCTTCGCCTTTTTGTCTCTGCAGTCTTTTAAAACTTCAAATGTCGCCATCGGCTCACCCTTTCTTTATTTTTGTATACAAAAATAGGCGACTATCATAGCCGCCTTTAGCTTTATAAAGTTTCCTCAGAATCTTGTCGAGGGTTAACAGTTACTGTCGCTGTGCCTACGACACCGCTACCGTCTTGCGCTGAAACTGTAACAGTGGCTTGTCCTTCACTTAAACCAGTGACAACACCTGAATTTGCATCAACATTTATATTTTGAGTATCTGTTGTGCTAAACTTTATGCTTTTATTTTTAGCGTTGTCCGGTTTAATAGTAGTAGTAAGATTAATTGTGTTGCCGACGTCAACATTTGCGGAAGATGGCTCGACAACAATTTCAGTTACTTTTACATCCTCCGCATTATTAAAATCCGAATCTGCTTGATCTAAACCATTTTCATTAGCAAGAAGCACTTTGAAAAATTCTTTTTCATCCGCGCCATCTTTAGCAGAATCAAACATAATTTTGCGTTTGCCGTCTGCAATACGATGCATTGCCGTACCTTCTGATTCTTCTGAACTAAATTCCCAATTTTCCTCAGATGTTTTTCCTTCGATTTGAGGGTCAGAGAACATAACTTTTGTTAAGCCAACGCGCTGGAACGTGCCGTCTTTGCGTTCACGTTTAAACCATACCGCGACATAGTTATTCTGTTTACCTTGTTCTTCTGAATAAACGCCGTTCTCGTTGTAAATCTCGTTAAAAATAAGCTCGCGAATCTCTTGAGGAAACGCATGCATTGTCATTGAGATTTTTCCCTCGCCATCAGTATTACCTGATTCGATGATAGAGCCATCTGCATACGCATTTACTACATCGCCGCCAGTTTCAACTGAAATCTCTTGCAATCCTCGTGTTTGAGTAATGTTTGTGTACTCGATTGTACCGTCTGCTTCATCCTTTTTTAATAAAGCAAAACCTAAACCCTTGATATTGATAAACGATTTTGGTGTTTTTGCATATTTTGACATTTTAAATTCCTCCTAATAATTTTCATAAAAAATAGCCTCATACCGTCTTGTTGAACGATACAAAGCTAAATTTTTATCGTATTCATTTCCTAAATTCCTTATCTGTTTCATTTGATTTTTCCAAAGCAGCTCACTAATTCGATTTGATATTTCGTTACGGCGCTTTCGTGCATTATACGCATCGGACGCCTTAACCATCACATCAATCTGGAAAGCGTAATTGTAAGCTATTCTATCCCCATCGGAATGCCATTCAGGTATAGGGTCGTCGTAGTCATCAATCACTATATAAGGTGCCATCTTGTCTTTAACGTCAGGATATTGATTGAATTTGATATTCTTTTTATCTATCAAACGCATTAAATCGTCATCAGATTTCAAGATATTATACACTTCCATCAAAATATCTATCATAAAAGTTTAGACACCTCCTCCGCATACACTTTAAAAAACTTATCCCGGGAAGCCCGCAAAGCTTTATCTATCGCGCCCATCCCTTTTGGGCGGATAAACTTACCATCTTTAGCATAAAAGCCTTTCTCGTTTAAATGAACGATGGAATATCGATGTTTTTCACCTTCCCAATACACACGTATTGTGCGTTTTCCATTTTCCCACGTAGGTTTAGAAAGTTTGACTTCTCCGTATTCCGCGCCGGTATCTCTAAAATATTTAAGATTCGTGCGTATTGCTTCTAAAACAACCTCGCCCGCTTCCGTTAAAGCGCGGTCAGTAATGCGCATTAATGCACGTTTACTTAGTCGTTTTTCTAGCTCTCTTTCCAATTTTTTAGTGTCGTAAATTAACCTCATGATTGAACACCCGCTTGTAGCATTAAGAACTGTTCATTCTCAACGTCGGGCTGAACAAGCTTAATGTTCAAATCCGTACTAACGTAAGGTGATTGAATCGATATATAGTGCGTATCTTTGGGGATGTATTGCCCATGTGTTTCACGAATAAACACTTTAACATCATGCTCAGTTCCAGTCTCAATGGCTTGTTGCAATTCAGTCATTTTCCATCGAGGAACATACGCCCAACACTCATACAATAGCTGTTTACGCTTTTCGCCCGCTTCAGGTCCATCGTTCTCAACATATTCGTAAAACCGCACCCATGTGTTTAGCTTTTTAGTGGTAATGAAAGGTTTTTTAAATTTACTTTTCACTTATACCACTTCCAAGCACATTATTCAGGCCAAAATTAATCAGATCGTCTCGATAATTATCATTAAAGTATTCAGTTAAATCTTCATAAGCATATCGTGTTCGGGCAAATACTAAGTCCTGACCCTCAAGATTTTCAGTGATGCTAAACTCACCAAATCTTGAAATTAAGTTGCTATAAGATTTAGTCAAAAGATTCTTCAAATATTCATCTTCGGTGTCGTGATTAATTTTTGCGAAGGCTTTAAACTGCTTTAATAAATCATTTGTGATGTTTTCCATGTACACCACTCCTATCTTTAAGCTTCAGCGACACCGTCAGTTGTTCCGCCTGCACTTGTTTGCCTACGTGGTGCCGATGCAACTTTCAAGTCGTAAACTGCTGATGCTTTGTTATCATCAGGTTGACCATAAGCAAACGTTTTAGCTGTGAATAGTACGGCATCTTCTAACGCTAAAGTTTGGTCGAATTTCTTAACAGTCAATCCTCCGCCACGAACTGCGTTATATCGGTCAGTGACAAATGCAACAAGCTTACCTTCTGGAACGAACTCAGATGTAATTATAGTTACGTTATAAGGTAGTACAGTCACAAATCCGCCATTAGCTGTTAAGTAAGTGTAACGTGCTTGTACGTCCCATGAATCACGTGGGTTGACTACTAAAGCAACTTTGCCATCGATTTTTAACTCTTTACCTTTTTCGTCTACAGATAAATTTTTCAAAACATCGTTAAGTTCTAAAATTGTAGTATCTGCGTCTGCAAAAGTTAAAGTACCTGATGACGCTTTATCTGTCACTGCTCCAGAATTAGTGTTAACATCTTTCATTAACCCTACTGGTTGTGTTTTAGCAGCACCGCCACCATTGATGATTGCTGATTCAAGTGCTACTGAAATCGCCTCTTGAATTTGAGTACGTACAAAACGTTCAATCCAAGCAGGACCAAAAGTTGATAAGTCATCTGGTAATACAACAAAGCATGTTAGTTTGTATTGAGTAAAATTCTCTTCACGAAACGCTGCGTCCAATTGACCCTTAATCTCACCAAACACTTTACCCCATACCGCTTGACCTGCTGGGTCTGCTTTGATAACACGTGTTTTGATGCCCGCATTTTGAAAGTTGATTTTTGACAACAATGGGTGATCTTTTTGTAAGTCGTCAAATACACGTTCAACAACAGTTTCAGGTAAAATCTTTTCATCTGTGTAACCTACGTCGTAGTTGATGTCATTAAAGAATTTACGTTCTTCAGACGTTAACGGGTCTTGTGAGCGTTTCGCTAAAATACCGTTGTCTACAACACGATTGTTGATTTCAGCTGTAATTTCCTCCTGTAAATCATTAGAAAGCGCATCGAACATCGCACCAAAAGCTTTTGACTGCTCTTCATCCGAAGCACCATTTTGTACTAAGTTAGCAAATTGTTTTTTATGTTCATGATAGTTTTTAAGTTTGACATTGTTTTGTTTCATATCTGCCATTTTGTTTTCCTCCTAATTTTAATCATATTTTTAGCCCAACGTTACTCACGTTGAGCTAATTAAAATGAAAATCTTTTAAATTTGTTTTGTGGTTCAGGCGGCTTAGGTGTATCAGAATCTTCTTTGTCATCCGAGCCCTCTAAGTCATCTAAGCGCAATTTAATGTTTTTAACATCATTTTCCAAATCAGCTAAACGCTGTTCTAAGCTGTCGTCATTGTCAGGCTCTTCATTCTCAGAACCATTTCCAGACGTTTCAGCAATCATTTGAGCTAATAATTTTTGTTGCTCTTTTAAATTAGCAAGCAGTTGTCTTTTATCCATGTTTGTCACCTCCTTAGATTGCCATTTTTCATCAGCAAATTTCTGCTTAATTGCTTCATCCGCTGTCATCCATGTTTCTTTAGCCATCATGTCTATAATTTCATTTTTATCGACACCTGTTCTGTTGTAGTAAACATCTACAATAGATTTGTCGACACTTTCTAAAGCATTCAAAGTCTTGCGAATATCGGTCTTACTGCCAAATGCAAAAGTTGAGGCTTCATGGATCATCATATTGGAGCCTGTGTGCATAACAATCTTATCGCCAGCCATCGCAATAATAGACGCGGCACTTGCTGCGATTGAGGTTATTTCAATTGTGACATGGTTTTTTAAGCTTTTTAGGTAGTTGTAAATGTTAATACCTTCAAAAGCATCACCGCCACCACTTGCCAACTTAATAACTATGTTTTTATCGGAACCTTTCAACGCGGCTTCAATTTTTTTGTGCGAAATTGTATTCTCAAAATCATCAGAAGCGACCACACCGTTTAGAGTTAATATTTGCGTATCACCCGAAACCTCATTCTTAAAATGAGGGATTACTGAGCTACTCTTCATTAGATTCACCCCCTTTAAAAGCGTCAGCACTTTGAAGGTTTTTAGTGATGATAAATTTATCGAGTTCTGGGTCATCTGCAGGCTCCTCACCTGTCATGATACGTACTTGGTTACGTGTGAACGTTCCTGACGCGACTAATTTGTCGATAGCCTCTGATAATTTGAGTGGGTCCCGTTTGTCTATGCCTACAACTTTAATGTGCATATCATCATTTAAGTATTCGTCTTGATAGAAAAATTTACTGTTTAACTCCGCTTCAATTTTACGCAGCAACGGATTAATACAAAATTGTAAGTAAGACTCAATGGTTTTTTCTAAGTCCGCCATCTCCCCTAAAACAAGTGACGGTGGCACGCCAATCATTCGGGCTACATCTGTTAAAACAGTCTTTTTTAGCTCATTAAGCTCCGAAAACTGTTGAGCGCTTTGTGCAGCGCCTCTATTTGAATGTTCCTCATAAGCTAAACCTTCTGTTAAGGGCACAACGGCAATCGTATTATTTTGAAATGCATCAAATAACGTATCAATATAAGCTTGTAGCTCTTTTTGTTTCTCTTTATTGTAAAATTTTGTTGCGTCGACTTTTAAGATTCCTCTAATTTGATTATTGAGCATTTGCAAGTCAATCATTCGTCCGAAAATCTCGCCATAATCCTCAAACAATCCAAGTGAAAACGCATCCAGCTTCTGATTGTTATATTTTAAATAGATGACATCATCCATAGTAAAGACACGCTTGAACTCAAAATCATTAACTAAGACATTGGTGAATCGATGTGAATATAAACCTAGCTCATCTTCTTTCTCGAAATCATCCGCAACAAAAAAGTGCCCTTCATCATTTTTAACTACAAGCACTTCATTATCCATAATTAATTTAAAAATAAACTTTTGCCAAAAATCCACAGCATTTTGATTTCTGTTTGGACGAACATTGAGTAAGTAATACAAGGTACCTTTTTCTTTTGTATTGTTTTTCATCACTCTAAACTCACTTTGTGATATAGTCCGTGCAACCATTTCAACAACAGTGTTGAGTGCAATTTGTTTTAAATAGGCTTTTTTGCTTTTATCTTGAAGAAATTCTAAGTCGTACATCCAAGACAACTCAGAATGTCGTTTAAAAACACTGTCAAATAACCCCATACCTTACCTCCTTTCTAAAATCTCAAGCCACGAAGTAAATCAATCTCAGCGTCAAGACTGGCACCATTTAAGTCATCTGCACGATACAACGCATGTATTAGTGCCTGAAAACCGTCCGTCTTGCGTCGAACTGGTTCTTTTTTCTCGTAAGTCTTGTTACCGTATTTATCAATCTTCACAGCCACATTACCCGTATACCAACGCATAAGGGGGTTGTCGCCAAATATAATGTTCTGTTGTGCAAACATGTCTTCAACGCGAGGCGCTAGTAGCGATTGAATAGCCCTCGTATTCTTAACCACTTCATAATCGATATCGTTCTCTTCAAAAAGAGGGCGTAGTAGATCCATTCGAAAATTATCCGCTATAACCTTTTTAAGACCATAATGTTTTTGTGCTTCAAGGAACCAATCAATGATGTGTTTAGGTGATATTGTAGGCTCATCTACAATGGTTAACAATCCCTTTTCAGCCCACTCATGTATTGGTGGTTTCAATTGGTATTCATCTAAAAAGGCTTTACGCGCAAACGAATGTGTTTTCCAAATGTACTCATCGTCAACTTTGAATAAAAGTCCAACTGCTGCAAAGTCTTTAAGGCTCGCATAGTCAAGCCCTCCAATACATTCATGGTTATCAAGTGACGGCATGTCACGGTTAGTAGCAAGAATGTCATCCCAAGGCGCTACTACGCTTTGAGAATCTGTTTCAGGCAAGTTCATGCGCTTTGTCATGAATTCTGTTCTTCCTGACGGATTAAACTTAAGCGACAAATACTGTTGTTTAACCTCTTGAAAAAGTTGACGACCGTAATCATTCATCGGCGCTTCAAACATCGGATTTGCTTTTTGCCACATGTCAAAATCGTGCAACTCTTCTTTGTCGTCGATTTTGCAGATGAACGGAAAAAGCCTATCCTCCGGCGATTCGCCAATTAAAACATTAGCTGCACGCTCTTTCAGCTTATCTAAAAAGCCCTCTCGAACATGCCCGTCAGTACCTATATAAAATGTACGAGGGTGTGCGACTTTACCTAATCCACTACGTTTAACATTGATGATCGTGTCTTTTTCATAGGCGTGAATCTCGTCAAAGAAAACGCAACCTTCACGCGCACCATCCTTAGTCTTTTCGTTCGACGTATCAAACACAAACTGCGCTTTCATCGAAATACCTTCTATCAGCACCTTACTGATGTTAAAAGGGTTATTAGGCTTATCTTTTCTGACATACAAGTCATTACTTTCAATCATGTCGTATATCTCCTGAAAGCTGACTTGGGCTTGTTTTTCACTATTCGCAACGACCGACATGTTATATTTAGGTATGCCATGCAAGGGCGTTAAAAAGAAAGCACCTAACGTGCTGATATACCCGTTTTTACCGCCACCCCGAGCCATCGATATAAAAAATTCTGAGAAATAAGGTGTCAACGTGTCTGCTTCGTATAAAAATACAAAACAAGTTATAAACTTTTGAAAATCTTGAATCTCAAAAAACCACTTTTCACTAAATCCGACATAATCCTCAATCTTTTGAAAATCAAAATACAGATCGTCTCGATTTAATATGTACTTTTCTAAGTACTCAACTAGATTTTGACGCTCCTTATTAACAATGATCTTACCTGTTTTAATCTTGTCAATGTATTGCGTCACGTATTTTGGGGTCTTCATGTTAATTCAGGTCCTTTTTGCGCCTTTTCTAAACGACGTTGCTCTAACTTCTTATCAAGTTTGAATGATTTTTCAATCGCAAGCAGTGAGCCGTTAATCTTATTCTTTTCTGCAAGTGCAGGATTAGGCTTGATAAACCCTTGCTTGCCATTGCCTACTTCAATCACTGGACCTCTAGCATAAACATCATTATCCAGATAATAGAATATTTTTAATAGATTGCAGTATCTATCTACCTTTTCGACCTCTACTAAGTTTTCAACATCCACTTGCTGCATCAGCCAGTCGCGAGTTTTGTCTATGGTCTTCAGTTGTTCACTATTTAATTTAGTTACATTTTCCATAACGCTACCTCCTTTTATATATAAAATTTAATTATAGTTGTGAAAAAGACCCAAGCGCCG